CATATGAGCAATCTTATTGAGCAATTAGAAAAACAAGAACTTATACAAAAATTAATGGAAAAGGGATATGCACCACTTATAGATGCACTTCTTGAAAATGAAAAAGATGTGTACACTAAAAAGGGAAGACTCAACAAGAGTGGCGCATGTCGAGTTTTGGGATGGAAACCAAAAGAACTCGAACAGGCACTGGAAGAATGTAGAGAAATTTTAAAAAATGATCTTTATTTCAGCAGCCCAACAGATACAGAAGAAGATTAAACTGGTTCATAATACGCTCTATCGTATCTTAAGCTAAGATCTACATAAATGATATTTGAATCACTGTGATCTAATTCACCGAATTCTACTGTTTCTGGATACATGTTTTCAAATATCCACTTTTCTATTATTTCGCCACAGCCATCATATAGTTCTAACTTGCCTTGTTTTTTAAATCCATTGGTTGCGGTTTTAAGTTTAACACCAGAAGAATTTACCTCGTAATATTCATTGATCCATTCTATTACTGGATGTTTATTTTTTTTCAAATCAAATAAAGTTAAGTTTATAGGTTTCCAATCTGGTTTGCCGGGAAAATAGATGGTTTCATGAAAATGTTGTGCTTCCATGCTTTTAAATGTTAAACTTGGACGACCAGATTTAGTTGGAGGTAAAGCATCAATTCCTTCTGCTGAAACACCATCAATCTTTAAAAGCCATCTATACTTGCGTTTGAAGCAAGCGGTTGTTTTTTCTAATCCGAAATCAAAACTCATTCTTTGTGCCATTATCGCCCCTTATGAAAATAAAGCCCCGTATCTTTATAAGATTCGGAGCTTTACGATTTTTGAAAGGATTATTACTATTAACAACCCAAGCATTGTGGTTGTGGGTTCGGTCCGCAAAGATTGTTGTATATAGCTTGGTAATATCTAAGGGTCAACTCGATAGTTGCTTCTTCAGAAGAACTATAGTCGAGATCGCCAAAGTTTACTGCTGATGGCCAAACGCCTCGAAGTTCCCAAGCTTCAAGTTCTGTTCCGCAACCATCATACATGGTTAACTGACCTGTGCCAGCCCAACCACCGTTATTTCCATCGCCTTGGATGGTGGTTTGCTGCATCATCTTTGAGCCTTGATCTTGAAAATTATAGATCGAAGCCAACCAACTATAAAGATCTGTCATGCCGTTGCCTACTGAGCGAGCAACATCATAATAGGTTACAGTGATGGTTTCCCAACTTGCCTTGCCCGGAATATACATTTTTCCATGTAAGTAGTTGATTTCAGTTTCTTCGACTGTTAAATTAGGACGACTAGCTAACTTTACAAAGTTTTTGCCGATCTTTTTGCCGTTCCATTTAACTTCGAATGTCCATCTATATTTTCTTTTGAATATCAAGTTGGTGTTTGTAGCCAACTCATTTAAGTGCATTAACTGTGCCATTTTTTAATTCCCCTTTCAAAAATTAGAATGCATCTGTGCTTTCGGTAAAGTCACTGCCGGTTCGATGAATACTGAACTCAAGGAACATGAATTCAACTGCTCTTGTTGGTTGTACACCAATTCTTGCTCTAAACTCATTCCTATCGATCACATCGGAAGTATTGAGTTCGGCATCAGCCTTAATTTTAAAGTCTGTAATACCTCGGTCAGTCTGAACCTCTTGAAGAACTAAAGTTGCAATTCTTACGAACTCTGCTCTAAATTGTGCATCATGTGGTTCAAACAATAGAATTCGTGATTTCATCTTGATTTGCTTTTCAATATAAAACATTAAGCGTCTTACATTTACACGATCAAGAGCAGTAGGTCTTCTCTGCATAGTTTTCTGACCCCAAACCACGAAACCTTCAGTATCTACAAACTGTACGATAGGATTAATGCAGTTCCTATAACCATACATCAAGTCTCTTTCTTCTTGCGAAGGGCGAGAATAAACATCATTAATACCGGGAACAATACCACGGGTGATACCAGCAGGAGCAAACCAAGGACGAGCCAAGCGATCACTCTGTGCATAAACTGCCATTATAGATCCGCTAGGTGGCGCCCAAATGTCTACTCTGTTGAAGTTGTCACGAATACGAACCCATGGCCAGTAAAGCGCACCAAAGTCACTATCGAATCTAGTGGTGTTTAAAGGATGAGTTCCATTTTGCCATGCAATAATTTCATTCACAGTCAAGCCGAATGGAGCATCAATAATCGCCATGCAATCCATACGGAAATTTTGACACATGTAAAGCAATTCCGTCACTACAGTTGTGCTGCTATGTCCGGGAACTGCAATTAAATCGATGTCATATTGTTCAGATTCAGATACAGCATAAATGCCACTGTATCCAACTGAACTGCCAATCAACAAAGAATCTTGTAAATCTGGATCTGAAGGAATACCATCAGAACCACCAGACAATGTATATGTTCCGTCTGCGGGTCCAGCAAGAACATCTGTGTTATCTATTGATCGAATATAATCAGACACTAAAGATAAGTAGCTTCCAATATAGAATGTGCTTGCGGAATCTTTTGTGAGTTGACCCCAAGATTCTACTTGCTGTCCATTGTTATAAACTTCTAGAATCCAATTGCTATCACGAGTGTTGTTTTTAACAACAACTTGAGTGAAGTTTCCTTCAATACCAACCGAATCTGCAGTAACCATGAAAGAAATAGATCCATCGTTATTGGTATCGCCAGCCACTCTACCAAATGTCCAAAGGGATGACTCACTCATATCGCCAGCTGGACTTACACCGATTGCAGTTGATGTTGGCAATCCGAATATAAGTTCTCCAGTGCTACTTGGTTTAATACGCAATCTAGCATCACGACCACTATGAAGTGTTTCAAACTTCAAAGATGTACCAGATGCAGAAGCTATCCAACCACCGGGAAGACTTCCATCTTCTACTTGGCTATTGATTTCAGTAACGATATCATCAATATATACATCGCCTAATCCATCAAAAGCCGAAAGATCAACAACTTGAACTACATTATCGATAAGAACACTGTCTGTTCCGTCAACAACGACATGGAGAGTGATTCCAGTCAATCCAGTAAAGTTATAAAATCCAGCTGTTGTATAAGTAACATCGGGGTAATGAGATGCAGTACCTAATATTTCAGCAACTTCCATATTTGTTGCAAAACCAGTAGAGCCTTCAGGACCAACCATGGAGTCTTTTATAGCAACAAATTCAAATTCTGCAGAAGGACCATAAGCCCAAAGAGTTCTTATACCTATTTTATCGCCTTCTTCGAAGAATTGAATGCCATCATTTTGAAAATCAAGTTGACCATTCAAATGGTCTGCAAGTTCTTGTGCATCATATCCAGTGTTATCAGGGTCAACTATCAAAGTCTTTTCACTTAGAATGCCATTAAGCCTCCAGCGGAAAAACAAAGGAATATCAGATTCGCAATATGGTGCAGCTTCATCAGAAACAATTTCGATAATTGTACCAGCAGAAGGAACTTCTACTTCTGCCATAGTCGCAGATTCATCGCTAACTGGATCGGTATCAGCAACACGAATAACATATAATTCATTCGCAATAAGCAAATAACTTTCTGCAGCGTAGATGAGATATGGATCTCCATTTTCTGGATGAGGATTGCCAAAGGTTCTACGAAGCTGTCTTTGGCTTGCAATGATAGTAGGAATATTAATTGGACCCTTGCTTGCGAATCCAACTAAAGCCGCCCTGTGCAAAGATTGCTCTGGTGCGACAAAACTCAAGTCCTTTTCGGCAATGCGAACACTTGGACTGATTGTGTTTGATGGTGGAAAACCTCTAAGTATCGCCATAGTCTATTCTCCCTTTTTTAACAAAATATTGTTCGGTACATGCTTGACAGAGATAAATCCGTCAGTTACTGCTCTGTCTATATATTCAGTTGCTCGTTCATCTTCTAAATAAAAAATATTTTTTCCACAACCTATTCCCGGAATATTCAAAGTTGTGAAAGCACGAGGAGCCTTCCTTGACCTTATGATTAGTTGAACTGGAAATCTATGCTTGTTCTTAATTTCTAACATTTAAGTTCCTTTACACTTTCTTCCAATCTCGCCATAACCTGCTGAATTTCGTTTTCTTCTAAGCCATCAACAAAATCAATTTTTGTTTTTAGTACGGCTTTTTGTCTGGTGATCGGTTGAGGTATATATGTTTCAGTTGTCATATTAAACTGATACTTTATAACTCTTATTGCTTGATCTCCGGGTTCATAATCCAAATTATTAGC